ACCACCGGCAACACCGCCACCGAACAGGAAGCGACCGACCGCATCCTCGCATCGACCAAGATGATTGGCGGGCTTCAGGCCTATCGCGTGTCGGGCTTCCCGGCGGACGCGGTGCTGATCACCAAGATGTCGAACCTGTCGATCTACTGGCAGGAAAGCTCGCGCCGCCGCCGTCTGGTGGATGAACCCGAATATGATCGGGTCGCGAACTACGAATCGGTCAACGAAGCCTTCGTCGTCGAAGAATACGAACTGGCCGTGCTGGTCGAAAACATCGTCATGGGCGCTGCGCCTGCGCGGCCTGCTCCGTAAGACCCGGACCAGCGGGCGGATCCTCTCCAGCCCGCCGGTTAACTGAAGCGGCGGGTTTCACTCCCCCCGAAACCCGCCGCGCTTTTCAAGGAACCCCGCCGATGACCAGCCCCTTCCTTCGCAGCCGCCAGAACAAGCTGGCACAGCTTGCCGGTTCGACCGCGCTGACCGCCGCGCCGGGACCGCGCGCGATCGACGAAGCGACCCCCGCTGGTCAGGAATATGCGGGCCTGCGCGTCCAGTTGCACGATCAGCTGCGCCAGCTGGCCGACACCGAAAGCGTCGAAGCGCGCGTGCCCATGAAGGTCGAATTCCGCAAGGCCTTCGCCAATTGGGTCGATGGCGTGATCGCCGTCGATGCGCCGGTTCAGGATGAAATCGTCATGACCTGTCTGGTCTGGGCGATCGATGTCGGCGATTTTGCCGAAGCGGTTCGCTTGGGCGAATTCGCCCTGCGCCACGGCCTGCAAATGCCCGACCGCTACAAGCGCAGCGTCGCGTGTTTCCTGCGCGAAGACATCGCCGAAGTCGAAATCGCCGCGCCGGGCACCGTCGACCTGAAGCTGCTCGCGCAGATCGACGAACTGACCGATGGCGCGGACATGCCCGATCAGGCAAAGGCAAAGCTGCACAAGGCGCTGGGCCGCTCCTGGCGCGCCAAGGCCGACGCTTTCGACCCGACCGACGACACCGCCCCCGCTGGCGGCGAAGCGGCCTTTGTCGAAGCCGCGCTGGTGCAGCTGCGCCGCGCACTCGCGCTCGACAAGAAGGCCGGGGTCAAGAAGGACATCGAACAGCTGGAACGCCGCCAGCGCGACCTTCAGTCCGCCGCCAGCGAACAGGATTAACGAACGCCCCACGGCGCCGGGCGGGCGGTTGAAGTGATGGCGCGGCCTTGGCCGGTCCATTCGCTTCATCCTCACCCGCCCACCCTTGGGAACATCAAAGGTGTCCCCGATGTCAGGATTGACCGCCCCGCCCGACAACGCCGCCCCGCCCGCCGGGCAGGTCATCGCTGCCGATGGCTGGTTCCCGCCGATCGACACCGCCGACATTCGCGCCAAGGTCCGCCTGGGCGATGGCGCGGTTTCCGCAGATCGCCTGGCCGAAGCGACGATCGCGGGGATCCTGTCCGGGCTGCGCGCGCTGGCACAGTGGCGCAGCGGCCATGTGGCAAACGGGATCGAAAACCTTGCAGGCGTGACCGAAGAAACCGTCGCCGATCAGAACATGGCGGTGCTGCTGTGGAACCGCGTCGTCATGTTCTACGCCGCCGCCGAAATCTTCGACGGGCACACTGACATTGCTGCAACCGACGACGCGCTGGACCGCGAAGACGAAAAGCGCACCACCGCCGACCTTTACCGCCGCCGCGCCTATGAAGCGGTCGCCGATCTGCTGGCAATCGTGGTCGAACCCGTCGACGGAGCGGTCGACCTTGGCCGCAACCGGGTTGATCTGCTGTGATCGTGATCGCGCAGGATGGCGAAACGCTCGATGCGCTGGTCTGGCGCACCTTGGGCCGCACCGCCGGGCTGACCGAAGCCGCGCTGGCCGCCAACCCGGCGGTTGCCGCTGCGGGGGCGGTGCTGGCAGGCGGGACGCGGGTTGACCTGACCGCCATCGCAATCGCCGCCGCCGCGCCGCCGCGCCGCGACATTGTCAGCCTGTGGGATTGATTGGGATCACATGAAGAAGCCCGAAAGCCTGCGCATTGCCCTGACCGCCGCACTGTCCGAATTGCGCGGCGATCCTTCGCGCCTCGCGATCTGGATCGAAGACGGGGCGGTCCGCTCGCGCCAGACGGGCAAGCATGGCTTCAGCTTCAAATACCCGCTTTCGGTCTTGCTGCGCGAAGTGAAGACCGACATCGCAATCGTGACCCATGCGATCAACCGCTGGCTCGATGCGAACCAGCCCGATCAGCTGGCGGGCGGCGCGGGCGATTCCTACAAGTTCGAAACCGACATTCTCGACAACAATCTGGCCGACATCCTGTTCACGATTGACCTGTGCGAGCATGTCGGGGTCATGCCGCAACCCGATGGCAGCTGGTCGATCGAATATCTGGCCGAACCCAACCCGCTGTTCACAGATTATGATTTCTTGAGCGACAACCCGTTGCGCGACCCGTTCACGGGGGCGACCGTGGTAATGGAGCCGGTCGCCGCGCCCGAAAATGCCTATCAGGGCAACATCACCCGCCCTGTCACAGTCGAACAGCCGCCGCCGAGCGATGGCGACGTTTTCGATCTTGGTCTGACTGACTGGTAAAGGAAAAAAGCATGGCAACTTTCACCGTTTCGCGCGTCACCGCATTGCCCGGTGCGCTGTCTGCCAACACCATCTATCTGGTCGCGACCGGCGGCGACAAGGTCGAAATCTACGTCACCGGCAACACCGCCGCTGTGCGTCGCGTGCTGACCGAAGCCGATATTCAGGCCATGATCGACGCCAGCGTCGGTTCCATCGGCGCGGTCGAAGTCGTCGCCAACATTGCCGCGCGTGACGCGCTCGCGTTGGCGGCAAACGCGCAGGTTCTGGTCATCGACGCCAGCGCCGACCCGAGTGTGAATGCAGGCGCTGCGACCTACATCTACCGTGTCGCAACCGATGAATTCATAAAGATCAGCGAAGCCGAAGGGCTCGACTTGGCGCTGGCGTGGGCGAACATCACTGGCGGCCCTGCCAGCACCCCGGCCGCGATCGATACCGCCGTCGCCAATTCGCACACGCACGCCAACAAGACCCAGCTCGACAAGATAGGTCAGGATGCCAGCGGCGGATTTACCTATGACGGGCAAGGCCATGTTCAGGCCGGATCGGTTGCCTGGTGATGAAGATTTCCAAGGTCATTGCTGCGCTGCCCGACCCGTTGGAGCCGGATGCGATTTATGCGGTCAGGGCCGGGGCGGGCTTTGATCTTTATGTCGTCGATGCGACTGGCTCCACTGCGCACCGGCTCAATTCAGCGCTCGAACTGGCCAACGCGCGCGGCAGCCGTGACACGCTGGGCGAGCGCATCGCGACGATCAGCAACTTCGCTAGCCCGAACGCGGGCGGGTTCGTCGTCGGGCGCTATTACGACAACGCGTTTCATGGCGCGGCGGCGTCCACTCTCGCGGGCGCAGCCGGGCGGATTGACCTTGCTCCGTTCTACACTTCGATCCCGCTGCGAATCAATCAGATCGGCGTTGCGGTTTCGACCCCCGTTGCAGCGGCGCAGGGCAAGTGCCTGATCTATTCGAGCGATGCGAATGGCTGGCCGGATGCGCTCGAGTTTGTCGGGGGCAGCGCGCTCGATTTTGCAACGACTGGTTACAAATCGCACGCGGTCGATTTCACCTTCGACAACGGGCGACAATACTGGCTGGGTGTCTGGCAAAGCAGCACCGCGACCCTGCGCACTATCGCCACCACTTCGGCGGCCAACCTCGGTTTGAACTCGGTCACCGGCACGTCTTACTCGACCGTGCTGCGCCGCATCGTCGCCTTTGCCGATCCGGCCCCTGATCCCTGGGCGTTCGCGGACAGCGAATTGACCGCGGGCATCACGCCGCCGTCGATCCGAATGCGCGCGGCGGCGCTGGCATAGTGGCAGCAAGCGACGACAACGCGCTGGCCGCGCTCGAAGAATGGCTGGGTCAGGTCATGACCGGGCTTTCCCCGGCCAAGCGCAAGCGGGTATTGATGAAAGTCGGGCAGTCGCTGCGCCGCTCCAACCTTGCCCGAATTCAGGCGAACGTCGAACCCGATGGCAGCGCGATGGTTCAGCGCAAAAGCCGCCTTGACCGGCGCGGCAAGGTTCGCAGCGGGACCGGCGGCAAGATGTTTCGCAAGCTGCGCTTTGCCCGCCGCTGGGCGATCAAGGCAACCCCGAACAGCGTCGAATTGATGCCCAAGAGCAATTCGCTGATCCCGGCCATCCACCACTTCGGGCGCAAGGGGTTTGTCGGGCGCGGACCCGATGGGCGCAAAATCTTCACCCGCTACCCCGAACGCCGCCTGCTGGGCTTCGCCCGCGAAGACGAAGAACAGATCATCGACATTGTCAGCACGATGGTCGATCCCTGACCGGCAGGCCGGTGAAAGCCCCTGTCACCGGGGCCGCCCCTTTCGCGCGCGCGGTCTGATCAGGCACGGCAGCGCGCATGACCGCCGCCGCAACCACCATCGACCTGTCGCGCCTGCCCCCGCCCGATGTCGTCGAACCGCTCGACTTCGAAGCCATCCTGGCGGCGGTGCTGGCCGACTTCCTCGAGCGGTTCCCGCAATTCAGCGCGAATGTCGAAAGCGACCCGATCGTCAAGCTGCTGGAAGTCGTCGCCTACCGCGAACTGGTGTTGCGCGCGCGGATCAACGCGGCAGCGCGCAGCGTCATGCTGGCCTATGCCACCGGAGCCGATCTTGACAATCTGGCCGCGCTCTTGGGCGTCGAGCGCCAGCAGATTTCCCCGGCCAACGCGCAAACCGGCGCGCCAGCGGTGTTCGAAGACGACACCGCGCTGCGCCGCCGGGTGCTGCTCGCGCCTGACAGCTTCAGTGTCGCCGGACCTGCCAGCGCCTATGTGTTCCACGCATTGACCGCCGACCCTGCCGTGCTCGATGCCAGCGCGATCAGCCGGGTTCCCGGCGAAGTGATCGTGTCGATCCTGTCGCGCACCGGCGATGGCACCGCATCGCCGCAGCTGGTCGCCAGCGTCGCCAATCTGCTCAAGAGCGATGGCATCCGCCCGCTGACCGACAAGGTCACGGTTCAAAGCGCGGAAATCGTCACCTTCGACATTGATGCGCAGCTGGTGCTGTATCCGGGGCCCGATCAGGCGCTGATCCTCGCCGCGGCCAATGCCAGCCTCGACGCGCTGATCGCTGCAAACCGCAGCCTGGGCCGCGACCTCACCCGGTCGGCGATCACTGCCGCGCTGCACGTCGCGGGCGTGCAGAATGTGATCCTAGTGCATCCGGTTGCCGATGTCGCGGTCGATCTGACCCAAGCGGCGACGCTCGCCAACCGTTCGATTGTCGTCGCAGGCTTCGACACGTGAACGCGCAGACCACCATCCTGCCGCCCAACGCGAGCCGACTTGAACGCGCGGTCGATCACGCCGCCGCCGCGCGCTTCGATGCGCTGCCGGTTCCGGTTGACGATGTCTGGAACCCGGAAACCTGCCCCGCCGACCTGCTGCCCTGGCTGGCGTGGAGCGTGTCGATTGACCTGTGGGACAGCGCCTGGACCGAAGCGGTCAAGCGCGATGCCATCGCCGGGGCGATCCCCGAACAGCGGCGCAAGGGCACCAAGCTTTCGGTGCGCCGCGCGCTCGACCGGATCGATCCCGCAATCGGGCTGACCGAATGGTTCGAAGACCGGGACAATCTTGAACCCTTCACCTTCCGGCTCGACCTGCCCGAACAGGGCGCGAGCCTGATCGAATACAACGCCGCGACCATCGCGCGGCTGCTGCGCGACATCGAAGCGGTCAAGCCGCTGCGCGCGCATGTGATCGCATCCTACCGGATCTATGCGCAGGCCTATCTGGGCATCGTGTCCGCGATCATCTTCGGCGGGCTCGCGCGGGTCGAAGCCGAAGCCGATCTGACCATCGCCGACGATCCGGTCTGGGCGACCTACCTGCTGACCGAAGACGGCGAACCACTTCAAACCGAAGCTGGCGAATTTCTGGAGGCCGAATGAGCTTCACCCTCACCATCACCACGGCGGGGCGCGATGCTCTGGTCGATGCCCAGAACGGCGTGACCACCGCGGTCGAAGTGGCTGAAATCGGGTTCACCGATCAGCCCTTCATCGCCGCCCCGACGCTCACCGCGCTGCCCAGCGAAGTGAAGCGCATCGCCAGCGTCTCGGGGACTGCGATCAGCGAAACGATCATCCACATGACCGCGCAGGATTCCAGTCAGGACATCTATGACGTGCGCGGCTTTGGCCTGTTTCTGGCCGATGGCACCCTGTTCGCCGCCTACAGCCAGGCCGACCCGATTGTCAGCAAGGCGGCGGTCCTGAACCTGCAACTGGCGTTCGACATCGCGTTTCAGGATTCGATCGCGGGGGACATCACCTTTGGCGATGCGACCTTCCTGTTCCCGCCCGCGACCGAAACAGTCAAGGGCGTCGCCGAAATCGCGACCCAGGCCGAAGTCGAAGCCGGTGTCGATGACGAACGCTTTGTCACGCCCAAGAAGCTGGCGGCGATCATCGCCGAAATCGTCGGCGGGTTCGTCTCGGCAACCGAAACGATCGAAGGCGTGATCGAACTGGCGACCCAGGCTGAAGCGAACGCCGGGGTTGACGATGCCCGCGCGATCACCGCGCTGAAGCTGGCCGGGGTGCTTCAGCCGGTTGTGCAGTCGATCATCAATGAAGCCAGCGCTCGCGCCGCCGCGATCACCGGGGTCGAAGGTGCATTGACTGCCGAAGCCAGCCTTCGCAGCACGGGCGATGCCAGCATCGAAAACGATCTTGATGCGCTGACCGCGCGCACGATCACCGGCGGCGGCGCGGCAACCGGCGGCGGTTCGCTGGCGGCGAACCGCGTGATCAACGTCGCGGTCGCCAGCCTTGCGCAGCTGCTGGCCGGGACATCGAACACCAGCGTCATTACCCCCGGCGTGTTCGGGCCGATCGTCAAGAGCCTCGGGCTGAACGGCTATGTCGGCCTGTCGCTGGGCGACCCGGCGAACGCGGTGCTGCTGCAATGGGGGCGGTTCACCGCCATTGCCAACGGCGCGACTTCGGTCAGCTTCCCGATCGCCTTCAAGACCCCCTTCGCAGTCGTCACCGATGGCACCAGCAGCAGCGCCACCAACGATCAGGACAATTACCCCGCGCTTAGAGGCGGGTCGGTCACCGGGACCGGGTTTCAGGTCCAAAGTTCGGACGACACCGCCAACGCCATGCAGTTCATCGCCGTGGGGATCATCGACCTGTCATGACCATCTATTTCGCCATGATGCCCGCCGCCGATGGCACCCCGGCACCCGCGTTCTTTCTGACCGAAAAGGCCGCGCCTGCCCATGCGGTGAAGATCACACAGCGCCGCCATGTCGAATTGCTCGAGCGGCAGGCCGAAGGCTTCGCGATTGTCGCGGGCAAGGGCGGCAAGCCCAAGATCGTGGGCCGCCCCACCAATGACGATGCCCGCCGCGCTGCGCTGACCCGCGCAATCAAGCGCGAAGCTGCGCGCCGGATCGAAGCGGTCGCCCCGGTTTGGCGACAGATCAACGATTCCCGCGCGCCCAGCCCCGAAGGCGCGCGCCGCTTTGCGCAGATCGACGCGATTCGTGCCGCGTCGAACGCATTCGAAAACACCCTTGCGAACCTTCCTGCGGCTCAACTCGAAGCGTTCCGGGTCGCCGCGCACCCTCTCTGGCCGGAGTTTGATTGATGGCAAAAGTAA